GGTTGACGAAACCTCCCATAAAAATGGGTACTACACGAGGGTAGTGTCTACAATATGCAAGCCAATAAAATGTATATAACATATAAAAATACACAAATACGGTAATCCAATACACAAGGGCTATTTTAAACTTATACTACGAATAGCTCCGGAGTTCGGATGAGTTTTATGTCATCCCAGGACATTGCCAACTTATAAAAAGTAGTAAACAACACGAAGTGAAAGAGGTTGCAAAACATCCATTGCATAACTTGCAATCTTTGGGAGCATCATAAACAGATACAACTTGATAGTTCCCACAAAGAAAGGATACAAATCTGGGATCGCACCACAAACAACGAACACATACATCCAACGCGTATCAAAACGCGTGAACTTAATGGTCCACTTGTTGGTAGCAATCTTAAACCAGGTTAACGGAAAGAAAATCAATGGTAAAATAATCATCTGGTAAAATTCCCACGAAAATTTCGGCCACATGATGGCGATGTGAGAATTCACACAATGCCCATACTCATGGCGGGGCACTTCAATACCACATTGTTTTTCATACTCTCCTTCAAGGTATTTCTCACGGAACATTTGCAATCGCGTATCATACGAAACTCCGAGCTCCGTACACATGTGAGAAATACCAGACAACTGAGCAACCTCAGCCATTTGCATCCTTCTCTCCTCATACATCTCTCGACCATATTGCCACCACTCACGAAGAGCACCATCAATATTCATGGCACTCTGCTCGTCCAAACTGACGGCTTTAGAGCGAATAACAGTATGCAAAGATTTGAAAATAGATGCTTCATCGAGTACTCCATGAATCAAACCGGTCTCTGCATTGTACAAGTTGCGACGCTTCAAAAAATCAGCATCTTCATCCTGCATATAAGGAGTCGGTTCAGATTCTTTATCAGGCATGGTGAAAACCATGTCTCTCTGGGCTAGAAAACCAGCGTAAGAGATGTGATTAAACCAATCATGTCCTTCCCTAACAGACCCCTTAACGTCGTCACCATAAGTCATGATGGCAACATTGACGCGAAATGGTTCTGGGTTACCCAAATGCGTGGGATACATATGATAGTATGCACTACGTAAGAGTAAAGAATTTACGATACAATTAATATATACCGTCATATTCTGTCCAGAAGGATTAGAGCCTCGATGTATGATGATATCACCATTATAGGCAACGCAAGAAAATGCAATTTCTGTAGCTATACCTTTCATAATGGTAATATCATCATCACTATACTGTCCACATTTTTGTGCAATATCCACTAAGCACTTAAATGCTGCAATAATCATACCGGCTGGCATACGCAAGTCATATTTGCTGTAATCTCCAGCTAAGATACGATCATCCCCAAACTTCTTCATATGGCGAGCTAGCTGATCCCACTCAGGACCTTGAGCATTAACGCCCACTGCACATTCAGAAGTAAGGGGGAACAAGGACAACATCCTAGCAATAGGCAGGAAGTATTTTCTAACCAACAACTGGAAAGCCCAGTCAGCGGCCTGAAAAACACGAACTTTCTCCTTACCAAT